GTGGAACTTTTCAAAGTTGTCCCATATTGTTCGGTAAGGAACGAAGAACCAGTGAGTATCCGCATACATGTTATCCATGATCGGATGTAATGGTGTTGCAAGTCGCATAAAGAATGACGCTTGCATGTTGAAAGTATCGCCGGGAATTATATCCATAACCAAGATAGGTATGATGAAATCGACATCAAATGTCGTTTTTAATCCGTGCGATAGATTGAAGGAAGAGCGGGCAATATCTGCCCGCGGAACCTGCGAAAATTGATGCTGTGAGCGCATTTTCATGACGTGAGATTAACTCCCGGTTTAATTCTGTTGTTCTCGATCTCGTCAACGAGATCGAGTTGAGCAGGTTTATTTATTTTCCTAGTTTTTGAGATTGTCTCGAGTGCTGTTTCCAGACACTCGTTTTCCTCGTTCTGTAATTTCCCATTATTGTCATCAAAGATGCCAATACGATGTAGGGAATAGTCCTCGGGATGTTTTCCGATGGGGTGCTCCGCATCGGTTGCGATATCCTCGAAGGATCGCATAGCTTCGGCGTCCGATTGAGTAAAGAACGGACGAGAGTATAGGCCAGAGGCCGAGTCGAAGATTGAGTAGATATTAAGTTTCATTAGAGGGTCCTCTTTTGTCGTGAACTTCGTGCCTTATGGCACTCGTATTTAGCGCGCAGTCTTTCAGGTGTGAAATCCTCGCGGTGTGTGGCAATGAATTTTTGCCGTATTTTTTTAACCATTGCATGTACGTGCGGACTGTCATGCTTAAGAATGGTTTCGTAGTAACGTGGTACTTTTTTGATGATCCCTTTCCCGGGAACCGGGGATTCATCAGAGGGGAAAAAATCATCTTTGTATTTTTCATAGAATTTTTCCCCAATCCCCGGTTTTAGGGACATCGTACTGTATGGAGGTTTGACCCAGTACGCAACGCCGTATTCATCATTTCTGAGATACGTCTCGAGTGCGTTGGATCCTGTGATTTTTTTGAGTATATAGCCAGCGGTATAAGCTGCCGTATTGTAGTTGAGTTCGCCCACCGTTGAGAATCCATAAGGCCAGAGTTTCTGCAAAGTTGGCGATGAGTAAGTAGTAATGCCTTCTCTTTGTTGATCGACGATCTGATCGTCGAATGAAACATTAAAGAGACAGGCATGGTAGTGCGGTCTGAGATTTTCGTCCCCATATTCGCCACAGTGAAAGTAGCGTATGGGTTGAGGAAAGTATCGACGGAGTCGTTTAACGAAGTCTCGGAAGTGATAGTAGTTGAGCGAATAGTCGTCAGGGACATAGTGTCCATCGGCGAGCTCGCCGGGACTGCATTCGTCTTTTGATCTATAGGTGAGAGTGATGAAGCAATTGCCGTGAGCATCTGCATGCAAGCAGCTTTCGTGGACGATTCGCATAGCCCACATGAGAGTCCGATCGCTCCGGCAGCCAAGACACTGGCCACAAGCCACTTCCATTTTCCCGATCGTGTGGGGAGACCGTTTGAAAACCAGCGCGCCATTAGTATTTTTGAACCCTTTTAGCGGCGAATAGCAAGCCATTTATAGCCGATAGCCGCCGCGTTGTATGCCGCGTGGGTTGTTTTTTGGATGCGTACCAGAGTTACGCGCGAAATTCCGGCGTGATTTAGATCTTGACATTTTACGTCTGCGGGCCATTGACTTTTACCTCGTATGCGAAGGAACACAGTTCGCCCATAGTCCGGGCGTTTTGAGACAGTACCTTTGGCGTTGTATTCAGATTGACGAAGGAGCTATCTCCATCAACACCGCATTGCAGCGATGTGACGGAGCAGCCCATCAGAGACGCCAAGAGGAGGAACGCCAGAGATTTCATTATCATAAGCCGTTTTTACGCCTTATTTAGTAGTTTAGCTAGGAGACATTTGTGTCACCTAGCCAGTTGAGTATCAAGTAGAGCTCAACTGCCGTCTTCAGACGGTGTAGGAGGGACCACGGGAGCCTCTGACGATGGAGGCTCCGTGGGGTTCGGAGCCGGGGTTGCAGGCGGCTCCGGTTCTGATGCGGCGTCTGCTGGAACGACGCCGGTTGCTCGAGGTAGCTGCCTCCCGGGTTCAGCTAGAGCAGGTAGAAGTACGCCGAGCCGGTCCTTATTGGCCGGATCGTTCACGTAATCGAAGAATTGTGCGGGGCTTTGATCGAATTCGCTACGGACTTGCGCCGGTAATTCCGCGAATATATCAGCCCCCGCAGAGAGTTTTAATTGGGCCTCGAGGAAATCGAAGCCAGTGAAGTCGCCATAGTGCGCTTCGTGTTTATTGAGATGTGAAATCGTGCCGGTTTTTTCGGCACGTTGAAGTAGTTTATTGATGTCCGTTTCGTCTTTGAACGCTTGTTTAGTGCGAGTTTTCTCGAAGACGGCATCTGTAGTTCCGAGCATTGACATATTTGTCTCCCGACGGGTACGGATTAGCTTAGGACGACAAGTCGTCCAGGCTAATTCCGTTTGTTTCTAGATTTAGATTTAGCGACAGCATCGTCGTAAATTTTTGTAAGTTCGGCCTTTTTAGCTTTTGGATGCGTTTTCGCATATGCGAAAACCGCTCTAAGGCCAGCCTGATTGTGTGTTCTGTTTTGCTCGTAGATAGAGCCCCTTTTATCAAAGTAGCCGCCAGCAGGGTCCCACCAAGGACGAGTTGAATTATTTTGTATTTGAACGCCCTTTCCCGTTATTGGATTAGAGGGTAGAGGGAACGTTTTAACTTTAGATTTTGCAGTTTTTAGTCCGGTGGTTATTCCTCTGGCGATTAGTGCTTTTGGCTCGAGCAGATCAGCTTGAAACTGTGTATAGCGTGCGTTTTGCACTTGTAACGCGGTGACAGATGCTTTTTGAGCCCCTTCGACGGCGGCGCCGCCGATATTGCCGGCCGTAAGTACTGAGCCGGCAGGGGATGAGGCATCGAATTTTCCCGCGAGTATTGGATTTATTCCGGCAGCCTTTAAGTCTGCCATGCGCCGTTGAACGGCGGTGTTCGACATCCGTTCCTGAAAGGCACGGTTTCTCTGCGCGTTGCGCGAGCTCGCCCTATTAGCCATAGCTTGGCCGAGGCCGGAAAAGATTCCGCCAACGACTGCTGTGCCGAAGGGTCCTATCGGCACTAGAGTCTGTCGAGATTGCCCGGTATGCCAAACGTAGGCATCGGGCGTGCAGCTTTTATTGCAAAGTAAAAGTCTGCGTAGAGATGAGGCTCGGTGCTGACCGCTATTGCGCGATCCAGAGGTACACCGAGATTTGCTGTTATGAAGGTCGCATTTAAAGTTGGTAGTGCTGCGAAGTCTTCCGAGAGGTGCCAAGCCGCAAGCGTACTTGCCGCATCCGGCCGCATAAGTCCAGACAATTTATTTTGCTGGAACCGATATTCATCGTAGCGGCCTTGATAGCCGAAGACTGCATTGTTTACTGTTCCCGTATCAGCCGCCGTTACCCATATTTCTTTATTGAGTACGGCTTGCTCGCCAATTCCGGCGAGAACGGGATAGAAGAAGTCGAACCGCGTGGATTTTGACCACATACGGTCGAGCCCTTGAGAGTACGTTAGATCGGCCCGGACATTTACAAGTCCTAGAAGCACGCCATGCTCGACGAACGATTTAGACCATGAGTGAGTACCCGAGACCGTGCCATAGCCGCCTTGCTGACCTAAATGGTCATCTATTATCGGCGTACCTTGGCCTGAAGTCTGCGGGACAGGAGTTATATTTATTGGTGTAGACCCGCCCCCCAAGAATTCTGCTCTTTGCAGTCGGTGGTCGGGTGACGTAACGCCCCAATGAGCTTTGAGCGATTCCACGTAACGGGTACCGCTACGTGCATCGCGCTCGAGGAGGCGTTGAGTCTGGAATGCCAGACGTATGTCGTTTATTGTTGCTGCAGTTGCAGTAGATAGATCGGCAAACAGTTGTTCGCTGGATAAACCAGTCGTTGCCGATACGTCCCAAAGGGACCCGCCAGTGTCGAAATGATGCCAGTCGGCAGCGGCCACGGAGAAAACCGTGGGATTCGCGCCAACACCTACAGAGGTGTGTATAGGCGCAGAGGTTCCTAGCGGTAAAGTAACCGCGGAACCTTTTTGTGGGGCCGGTAGGCATGATGTGAAGTAATCGAACCGCTTACCGCGTTTCTCCGGCACGGAATGAAATCCGGCCGAGCCAGTGTTATCCGGCCCATTAGAGGTAGCCACCGTAATTGAGTTTTGAAGGTTCTCGTCCCGATACCATTCATTGTATATTTTTCGATACGCCCGGAACGGCAAAGCCGATACCGGCGTATTGTCCGTAATTAACCCAAACGGTATGCCCATATAGTCGCCTAAGTCGCCTATGGCATGAGTAGCCGCGTTTGTTAGTACGGGAATGGTAAAAGAGATTGTATCTCCGGGGTCATCCTGAGCCCCGTGGAACTTTTCAAAGTTGTCCCATATTGTTCGGTAAGGAACGAAGAACCAGTGAGTATCCGCATACATGTTATCCATGATCGGATGTAATGGTGTTGCAAGTCGCATAAAGAATGACGCTTGCATGTTGAAAGTATCGCCGGG